TAGCCTTATTAAGACTAAAGCACGTCCGATAGATATCGGAGTATGGTTTGCAGGACAATACAAGCAACTTATCTCAGGACTTGACAAGCATCCTGAAGCCATCAACACTGATCCAGTCACCGGAAGGACAACCATAAAGACAGTTGAGGGAGTTGACGAGAAGAGGATTGAGGAGGCAACAAGAAAGATCGCACGTAACATCAAATCCTTACCACGTAACATGCAGGCTGCCATTGAGAGAGAGTATAAGGACGATGAAGATAATGTAAAGACAAAAGAGGAATGGATCAGAGAGAGGTTTCTGCCAGCATATCCGACAAAGAAAGAGACAAGAATAAGTGGAGGGAGATCAGGTGGCGCAGGATTAGGCATAAACTTCCTTGGACGAAAAACAACCATGGAACCGGGGATGTTAAGGAGAGATCCCATACCTTATGGAGACAGAACATATCAAAGCCCTTATGAATTTACATCAAAAGATGCGTTTACTATTCCAATAGGAACACGCGGATCATCTTATTTTTTCGGCAACTCATGGCAGCCAATTGAAGGAGGAGGCGACATCGAAGGAAATCTCCGGTTTTATGACTCTAACCGAGATGAATTTGTTTTCCGTACAACACAAACAGGCTTTGCGCCATTTACTCAAAACAATATGACTATTGCAGTGCCGAGAAGGAACCTGGGGGACAGGGCTGACGAACTACCAATAGAGGTCGATGGAGTGATCAAGCAGTTTAAAGACGTCTTTGGACCTTCTGATAAATCAGTTAAGACTATCGGGGGAAAAGATTATAGAGTGACGCCAGTGAAAAACAAAACAGTAGGGGGCAAGGATTACGGAATGACACCATATATTCCTAAAAATAAATAAACGCAATGGCAGATCAGGAGAAAATACAGAAGAATTCAGACTTAGACCTTTTACACCAGCAGTTATTGAAAGATAACTATGCTATTCCGGAGGACTATGGAATATTTGAACAGACATTCAAGAATCCAGACAATGCCAGTTCGTTACATAAGCAGTTAATGGATGACGGTTATGCCATCCCGGACGACTATAACCAATTCTTATTGACCTTCGGGTTAAAAAAAAAAGATGCTACCGACTTTGGTTTGCCAACTGCAGAAGTTTTCTCAAAAATGTTTTCAAGTCTTCCCGAGATAAGCAGGAAGCCGGATAACATACCATCCCCAGAAGAGACACAAGAATCACCAGAGGCAGGCATGGGTCAGCAGACCGATCCGCTTGCTACTCCCGATTTATCATTAACAACACCTGAATATAGTGGTGCGCCACAAAGTCAGTTACAAGGTGCCGTATCGAGCTTTGTCACAAAGCAGAGGATGGATAACATGTCCGACTATCTCAAAACGCCTGATCTTGCATTAAAGACACCTGAGTTTAAGTTTAGGGAGGCAGGAGATATCATCCCTGAGAACATGAAGGAGGAATCCTTTAATGCCAGAGTGGATAATAGAATTTCTGAGATCGATAAAGCTATTGCAGAGATGCCGGAAGATGTTACCGGAGCAACATTATTGCCATCCGCAGGTCCGTACATATCAAAACCGTTAGTGTCCGAAGAGAAAGCGAAGTTACAGAAGGAGCGCAATGAATTACTCATGCTGAGAAAGAATCCAACTAAACTGGATTATATCTTGGGTCGGGCATATAACCAGACAATCATAGGACTATCAGATGCAATACTTAATGGAGAATATCGTGCACCGGAAGAATGGTTAAGTAAATACGATGCATCAACACTGACAGACGTATTTGCCACAACACTTGGATTTGCACTTGACATGCCAGCATTCGGATTAGGAGGTAAGGCCGGAGCAGCATTAGGCAAGGCAATAGCACGTCCTCTTGTGAATAATACCATGAAGAAGACCGTTGCAAAAGCAATGAAGGCAGGGATAAAAGAAAATATAGCTAAAGAACTGGCACTGAAAGGAGCAGCTAAAACCGCACAGGCAATGCAGAGTTTGGCTTCATCCGGAGGTGCGCTTGGATTATATACAGGAGCAACAGACGCATTAAGTCAATGGGCCGTACCTGGCGCAAGCTTTGATGATATAGACTTCTCGCAATCATTAAGCGCAGGAATGAGGTCCTTTGTGCTTGGAGTAGGTGTAGGCGGGTTAGGTATTGGAACGGCAATGGCATCCCAGAAAGCCGGAGCAATAAAGAACGCAATAGGAAGGATAGGAACTAAGGCAGGATTACAGACCGGAGGATTGACAGCAGAGAGTGCATTATTCGCCTATGGTGGTGCGTTATTGGAGGGAAAGAAACTCAGAGATGTCACATCGGAAGATTTTCTGAGCACAGTTGCTATGCTCGGTATGCTGAAAGCTCAGAGAGTGGCAGGTAAGATAGCAGAGGCAGTGGTCGAACCACAAAAAGCAGCGATTAATCTTTACAACTCCCTTAAATACGATCCAAAGTCTCCGGGAGAAGGGATATTTGCAGTAGACATTGAACCATGGGAACTGGAATCCATCGGAGGCAAGGAATATAAAACCACAATACAAAATCTTGCAAATAATGACAAACTACTTGCAAGAGTTCTTAATGACGATAACGTGCCGGCGCTATTAAAGCAGAAGTTACTATGGGCATCCAGAGGGATAGGTATGAAAGATGTCAATATCTATGGGGAAAAGGTTGTGAGGGACCGGGAATATGTTGAGTTATACAACAAAGAGAACGTACTGACAGAACGCAGGAAGTTTAAGACAGAAGAAGAGGCCTCTGTCTTTGCTATCAGGAACGCATTACAGTTAGAGGACAGTAAGATGCAGATGCAAGCAGCGGCACAACCGGAAACAGAGAAGGCTAAGATATTCCAGAAACTTAATGATAAGGGTATCATAAAGGAAGACCTACTTGCTGCCGTGGCCAAACAAGTGCATGAGCGCACACCGGAAGAGAGCAAGATGGTGGCTGAGTATTACAGCATGGTGCCCAAGAAAGAGATAAAGACAGAATTTCAGGTAGGAGTAAATAAGTTTGCGTCAAAGGATGAACTTTTTAAATACCTTGATGATGTCGCAGTCAACAAGGAAACTGGGAGGATTAACCATGACTGGATGGAGCATGAGGCTGGGACAGAATTACCGGATAGTAAAACAATAAAGGCTATCACGGAATGGGAGAAGGCACAGCTTGCTAAAAGCAGGGAGATGTTGGAAAAAGAAGAGAAGAAAATCAATGTTAAGCAGCAAGGAGCAGAGGCATATCTTAATGAGTTGCGCAGAAGCAAGAATGGAGAGATGGAGGTTACTTTTCCTGAAGATGTTGCAAAAGACATCACAGAAAGAACCGGAGTTAAGGTAATCGCTGACGTAGAAAAAGGGACTATTCGTTTAGCGGAGAAGATGCCCGAAGAAAAGAAAGCGCCAGAGATAAAAAGTAAGCCAAGTAAAGAACAGTTACAAAGAGAAAAAAAATCTATTGAGCAATGGCTGAAAGATGAGGGAGAGAAGTACATTTCCGTTGATTGGGACGGAGAGATTGTAGAAATATTTAAAGGAAGAGACGAGAGAGTAGAAGAGTATTCGCGGGAAGAACTTATTGAGAAAGGAGTGGAATTTTCAAAAGAAACACTTTCTGTATATGAAGGCAATAAGAGTCTCACAGTAGAACAACTTGGCAATAAATATTCAACGGTAGAACTCGATCACCTAATAAGTCAACTTGAATCTGGGATGAAAGACATACTGGATCAGAAAGACACAGAACGAGGAGCAAAACTAAACGAGCTTATCGGCAAGGTCATTGATGCCCGAAAGATAGCATCGGATAGGGATAAATTAGAGAAATCTAAGCCGGCAGATGAATTCTCCGACATAAGACCAAAGAAAGAAGACATTCCGACAGAACTTGCACGAAGAGCTCACATGGGAACGAGCTTTGATCCTGAGAGAAGAGCAGAGCAGGAACAGGAGGCATATGTCAACGACGTAAACAAGGTCATTGATGAGATGTCTCCTTTGGCAAAGACACCGGAACAGAAAGAAGTCCTCAAAGCAGAGATCGAGAAATATAAGAAAGGATATGTTGATAAGTTAAAAGCTTATCTGGATGCTGCAAGCCGAACCATGAGTTCCATGATCACGGGGCCGGCAAGATTCCCCGTAGAACGTAATAAGAAGCGGTTAGCGACAGCAGACGCTCGGATGAAGGAATTGCTTGCATGGGATGAGAAAGCCCGTAAGAGCATGAAGAAAGCTATTCTGGGGGCAAGAACAGAAGAGCAGTTCAGATCGGATAAATGGGCCGGGATAAAAAAAGAACTTGATGGAAGTATCGCAGTAATAAAAGGTATTGACGAAGGCACTGAGAGAGGATATAACAGAGCACTCTTTGTCAGCAGCATGAAAGGTTTCATTGAACGCATGGCAAAGAACGGTCAGGTAGAAGATGTTCAGGCAGCACTTGACTATGTAAGAAAAGTACAGGAAGGATTGAAGAAACCTATCTTCGCCGAGAGAAACGTAGTCTGGGATCAGGTTAAAGTAGCTGAGGCAGCAAGACAGAAGAAAGGTGCAGCGAAAGAAGAGGGAGAAGTCCCGGTAGCAGATTATGAAGGAGCACAGATCGTTAACAACAACACCGAAGAGAGAGTACAGATAACCATGGATGAGAAACCCACTCCAGAGGTTATGAACGCACTCAAAACTGAGGGATGGAACTGGAGCCCGAAGAACCAGGCATGGCAGAGAAAGAACACGCCACAGGCAGTCTCCAGCGCAAAACGCATCATGGACAAATTCTATAAGGCAAAAGGAGAAAAACCTATTGCAAAAGCACCAGCACAAGGAGAAGTCTATCAATACAAGATGGAGTCAAGACCTTTTGGTATTGGCACGTACCCGAAAGAAGGATTTATCAAAGCCGAGCAGGACGCAGAAGGAGGGTTTGAGATACTCACCTATGATCGCAAGTTAACGCCGGAAGAAAGGTCACATTGGTCATTCACTCCACTGACAGAGATAGAGGCAGTTAGGGGCAAAGAATTCGTTGACACCGATGGTGCTCTGAGCAGGATAAGTCTTGATTGGTATGCTAACAAAAGAGGTGCAAATGTTTCCATGTACGACAAAGATGGTAATCTTGTTGAGAAACCTTTTGGCATGAGCACCACGGAGATATTAAAGAACATAGACTCCGGATATTGGGTGGAGAAACCAAAGGAGATAAGAGCAAATGCGAAGAAGTTGGGTATTGAGCCGAAGCAGGACGAGTCGGACGGACCGGAAGCTATTGCATGGGATAGTCCATTGCCGTTAACGAATGTCGAGGACCCGAACTACAAGTCAAGCGATCTTAATAACGCCATGTCATTACGGAATATGGCGCGGAATCTTATAACTAATCTTGGATTAAAAGAGGGAGAACATGTAAGGATTGGATTATTTAAGAGGTTCATAAGAAAATCAGCAGGTCTATTTAATTCCAGAAGTGGAATAATAAGAGTTAAGAGTCCGAATGATATTAGAGTTCTGGCGCATGAATTAGGCCACTATATTGATCAATTCGTTTTTGACATCAGAGGTATCACAGGATCGAAAGCCGGACTTGGTGCTAAGTACACTAAGATAGTTGATGCAAACAACATCAAGGACAAGGTTAAAAAGCAGGAAGAACTTCGGAAATTAAGAGATCAGTTTGGCGCAGAAGTTGTGGACGGAGTATTACAACGCAGAGCATTTCAGCATGAGTTACAGACTTTCCTTAAAGCGATAGGTTATCCTTCAAAGAAAAGAACGGAAGCATTAGCCGAGTTTGTGTATAACTATATCGTTGATCCTTCGGCAGCGATGCAACATGCACCTAAGTTTTACACTTGGTTTGAGAAGTTAATAGGAACATCTGATGTTGTCAAGAACGCATTGGAGGTAGCAAGAAAGGATTGGAATGCTTATGACGCACAGGATCCCCGGGTGAAGGTTATCTCAAAATTTGCAGAGCCGGAGCCGAAAGAGGGATTCTTTGACGGCATCATACAATTTGATAAAGATAAGGTATTGTACTCATGGGTTAATCATCTGCAGTACTGGGAAAACCTATCAAAAGATTGGAAAAAGATAATGGGTTCAAACGCTATCAGTTCAAAAGATCCATATTATTCTGCAAAATCAATGATGGGTATTGACGGAAGAGCACAACAGTATTTACTCTATCATCCTTATTACCATAAAGGGAATGACGTTCTTATAAAGAAAGATATTGAAGGATTAATATCAATATTAAAGCCGATACTCGGAACGTCAAAAGACAAAGCATTCCGGGGATATCTCCTTGCGAAAGATAGCTTGGAATCGCATGAAAAAGGATTTCCGCAGGAGGCAGCCATGCCATTAGAAGAAGCAAAAGCGTCAATAGCCTTATGGGAAAAAGAGTATGGAGTACAGGAGTTATGGGACTTCCAGAAGAAGATACAGGCTTATAACGAATCTTTACTTGACTTCTATGTAGAATCCGGCAAAATGTCCAAGGAATCTGCCGATTTGATTAAGCAGAAGCATGAGTTTTATGTCCCTTTAAAGAGGGTATTTGAAGATTATGAGATCGGAGGTGGAGGCAAACCTATCTCCAGACAGAACTTAGCCACATCAGAGAAAGCAGTCTGGGCAAGACATGGTTCACAAAGACAAATAAAGGATATTTACGAGAGTATGATTGAGAATACTTACCATATTATCGCATCAGGAGAAAGAAATATTCAGCTTAACAATTTAAAGAATGCATTATTTGACATTCAGAAATATAATAGGGACAGAAAGAAAGACGTTTCAATCATTGAAGAGATACCCCCAAATGACATAAAGGCTTATAGGGACATGGAGACGGGGGAGATAAGATTTTCTCTTGTCAAGGAAAGACCAAAGACCGGCAAGATACTGAGTGTATGGGAGGATGGAAAAGTGCATTATTATGATGTTGCGCCAGAGTACTACGATCCGTTATTCCAACAAGAACCGAAGGTACAGGAGATAATAAGAAAACTCAGTCTGCCATCACGATGGTTACAGGCAGGGGCCGTTGTCTATGATCCAACATTCCCGATCAGGAACTTCATGCGCGACCAGCAATCTGCATGGTTTTATTCAAAATACAAGTACGTCCCGACAGACTTCTTAAAAGGATTATATTCTGCAATAAAGAAAGATGATTATTTCCAGAAGTGGTTAGCCAGCGGAGGCGATCAGTCATTCCTTATATCTGCAGATCAGATGATGGAAAAAGACTATGCTGCAAAGAAGGTAGGAAAGACTATGCAAAGGAAATGGGAAACATGGAAGCGCAATCCATTGGTATTCCTTCAAGATTTCTCCAGGGCATCAGAGATAGGCACCAGGCTTGGCGCTTTTAAAAATGCCTATAAAAAGACAAAGGACGTACATAAAGCAGCTATTGAATCCAGGGATATATCCGCTGATTATGGCATCCATGGTGCAAGGATAAGGGCTGGATTGAGTTTATACCCATTTCTTAATGCCAGATTGCAACATACCAGATCAACTATTGAATCGGCAGGCAGAGATCCGGCAGGGTTCTTCATGAAAGGTATGGCTATTACAGCACCGGCCTTAATGAATTGGCTATTAAATAACCAAGATCAGGAGTCATCAGAATTATATCAGTCTCTTCCGACATGGAGGAGATTATCAATGTTTAATATCCGTATTCCTGGGACAGATCATTTTTTTCCCATTCCAAAAGGATTTTTCGGTACATTGTTTGGTTCTTCCGTGGAGTCTTTGATGGATGCGGTAGTTAAGGATGACCCCAGGGTGGTAGATGACCTTGCAAAACAACTATTCAAAGAATTCTCTCCAGTAGGCAATCTTACGGAAGTCATACCATTCATAGCACGTCCTCAGATAGAGATGTGGGCTAATAAGAGAGGGTTTACCGGAAGGCCTATCATATCCGAATCGATGAGGATGCTAAAATCGCCTCAGCAGTTCTATAATTCAACGCCGGAGATATATAAGAAGATCGGAGAAGCACTTAACTGGTCCCCTTTAAAGATCGATCATTATGTAAGAAGTTATACAGGAGGAGCAGGGATGGGAGCGGTAAGTATCCTTGACGAGACACTGCAGGCAGCAGGATTAGTCGATAAGAAGCCAGAAGATACATTTACTTCACTCAGTAGGTTGCCTGTCTTAAAAGCCATCCTGACAGAGCGTCCGATAGGATTACAGGGAGGATATGTCATGGACTTCTACGACACACTGGATAAGATAGAGAAAGTAACAAGTACCTTCAATAACTATGTAAAAACAGAAGATTACGATAAGCTCGATAAATTCATGAGTGATCCCGAGAACGAGAGGATGTATTCTTTCGCCGAAGGCAACTCCACGGCGATAAACAGTTTCAGGGCAGCATTAACATTTGTGAGAGACGCCGGATATGCGGTGATGAAAGACGATCTTCTGTCTGCGAGGGAGAAACAGGAGGAGGTGAAGAAGTTAAACGACATAGTTCAAGAGTCGGCTATACGATTCAAGGCAGCTTATGAAAAGAATGAATTCTTTGACTATGGTAAAGCCATGGACGAGATAGTGAAACAGATGAAGGCAGGAAAGAAAGATTATCTCGGCGAACTCAAACAACAACAGAATACATATAATCCTTATTGGATTCAACTCAAAAAAGATGATAGAGAGATATACGACAGGCTGAAAGACTATGGAGGATTCAAGGAACTGAAACAGACACGGACAATATCTGCCGGAATGGGAAAGACAAGTCTGGGGTTGGAAGAAACGAGATTATTTAATGAAGACCTTGTTCGGGAGTATGGAAAGAACGTGAAAGCTTTCATAGGGACGGACCCGGAGAGATATAAAACTTTAAGCACAGCAACTCAGCCAGGGGAGACAATAACTCAATTAGAGTATCTTTACCGGATGTCATGGGATGCAGCCATGACAAGTGTTACTAACAAATATAGAATGAATCGAGCAAATGATTAGTTAAGAGCCATGCAAGACGTTGATCTTATCCTTAATGCGATAAACACACTAAAGGATGCTAATAAAGAGAGCCACGATGCTATTGTAAAGGGTATAAATCTGACACTTGATGCCTCAGCTTATGTGGCAGACCAAAAACTGACAGCAATTAATAATCATCTTGCGAAACTAAACGGCACAGTAGCGGAGTTGCAAAAAGAATCAGACAAGAGAAAGATAGCAGTAGAGGACTTCCGTAATCTGGAAAAGAAATTCTATTGGCCAAAGAAAAACTGGGTATATGTATTGCTTAGTGCAATTCTATTTAACGTAGTGATAACATTTCTTTATGACGTAGGATTACTTAAAGGAACAATGCAATGGATAGCAGACAAGATAATCAATAAGATATTCTGAGATGTATATACCAACCTATTTCAGTATTGACGAATATGTGTGTCCGCATGTCTATAATAAATACGGATTAGATGCATGGACATTCTTTGATGTTAAGCTATTGATAACGATGGACTGGATCAGAGAACATCTGGGAAAACCTGTTTATATGAATGACTGGATGATACATGGTAAGTACAGCCAGAGAGGATTCAGATGTATTCAATGCTCGCTCGTAAGGAAAGCAATACGAGAGAAGATTCTATATGTATCAGCACACATGACAGGACAGGCAGGAGACTTTAACGTGCCGGGGATGGAGTCAGAAGAGGTAAGGCAATGGCTAAAGAGCCATGAAGTTGAACTGCCTTATCCTATCAGGCTTGAAGAGGACACAAGCTGGGTGCATATAGATACCAGGGACGCAGGCAAAGGGAAAATCTATTTTTTTAAACCATAGTATTAATTAAAATCTAAAGACATGATCATTTATGTAAGCATGTTGCTGGGGATAATGATAGTTATCTTAGGCAAGTTGAACAAGGTCTATTCCAAAGCAGACTTCTCATGGAAAATCTTTTTCAAGACAAATCTCATTGCCACGTTATTGAATGTGGTTGCAGGACTATTCTTGCTGATCAACCAGAAAGAAGTTATCGAACTCTTTATAAAGATCGTACCCAGCTTTCCGTTTGTAGCGGGAGGATTGTTCTCAGGGATATTAGGCATATCCGCGATGGTGGTGGTGCAATATATGGTTGATATCTTTAATCCATCAAAACAGACATCTGTAGGACTTAATAAATAAGCAGATGAAAGGACTGTTGGTATTAGTATTGTTTGTTTTCATGTCTTCATGTGTGACTCAGAGAAGGTGTATGAATAGATTCCCGCCACAACGCGATACAGTGATCGTGGAGACAGTGAAGGATTCAGTAGTGTATAAAGACACCACTGTATTCATAAACATCCCGGGAGCTATCAGAATTGATTCTGTGCCCATCCCCTGTCCTGAGATAGTGAACTATACTCCTAAGAGGGTGAATGTTGAAACATCCCTTGCAAGAGCATCGGCATGGTGGGATCCCCCGAACATCAAGTTGGAATTAATACAGAAGGATACCACAATAGAAAGAAAGCTAAATAACGCATTAAAGGAGGCCTATTACTGGAAGTCAAAATATGAACAAGTAACTATTATCCCAGAACCCGTCCGGTATATCCCAAAGATTTATAAACAGGCATTAAGTATTTGCATATTCATCTTTGCAGCAGCTTTCGCATTTATGGGATGGAAAGTCTATAAATTTTTCAATAGATAATTAAGGCTATACGCGTATAGAAAGAGAGACACAATAAATGTCTCTTTTTTATTTTAAATATATTTGTTTAAATAAATTTAATGAAGTATATTTGTGAAGTTAAAAATTTATAAATACTATGGATACATCATTTTTAGGTTTACTCACAAATGTCGAAGTGTGCTTGCGCAAGACTGATCCTGTATGGATTGAGAGCCTTGCTCAGAGAAGTGGAATGGCCCCGGCACTGGTAAAGAAATGCATGAGGAATAATATACTTACCGTACAGCAATTTGCTGACTTATGCGGACTGGATGTGTCAACAGTGAACAACATGACAAGACCTTCGGTCATCGGAGAAGAGGTTGGGACGAGACTGAATTATTGTTTTCCCTTTCCTGACAAGAAAGGCAGAGGCCCAAAATACATTGTGAGAGACGAGAAGAGCGAGAAATACTTAAAAGCATGAATTTCGAAGACCTTGGCATTACCTTGAAGCCAGGTAAGCAGAGATTTTATACGGTTTGTCCGCAGTGTGATAAGACACGCAAGCATAAGGGCAAACCTTCTTTAACGGTAAATGATGAACCCGGTAACAGGTGGTATAAGTGCCATAACTGTAATTTCAGCGGGAACCTTGACATCTTGGATAAGTTCAAAGAGGTGTCGGCAAAGAGTAGGATGCCGAAGGAGATACAGGCAACTTACTCACTGGAGGTCAGGAACTATCTTAAAAGCCGTGGTATTGACAGCAGGATAGCATTAAAAGAGAACGTCTTTGAATATTCACTCGGAGGTAAGCCTATCTTAGGATTCCCATTCTATATCAACAAAACACTTGTCAATGTTAAATATCTCAACGTAAGGTATCAGGAGAACCCAGAAGGTCCGAAGTGGTGGCAGATGAACAAGGAGTTTGGGACCAAATCTATTTTCCTTGGGATGCAGTCAATAAACTTCCAGAAGGGGGATGATATTGATGAGAAAAGAACGATTTTAATTTGCGAAGGTGAATGTTTTACCGGAGACACGGAGATTTTAACAAAGAAAGGGTGGGTGAAATTTCATGACTATATTGATGAGGACGTATTTCAGGTTTATCAATCAGATGGCATTACTTATGGTAAATTTGTCACGCCAGAAAGAATTATTAAAAAAGAATATGAAGGAAATCTTGTCTTTCTTCATAGCGTACATTACAGTAGCCTTACAACAGAAGATCATAATATTGTTGTTACTAATAAAAGTAATGCCTTGTGTAAAAGAAAGGCTATTGATATTTATAAATCAAAAGCCTTAACTGATCATCTTCCGTTAGTAATAGACAAGGTAAGTAATAGTTCGAGAGAAATAATGCTTAGCGATAATCAACTTCGTCTCTTTGTTGCTGCATCGGCAGATATGACTTTCCGTAAAGATGGCAATATCTATGGATGTTTTAAAAAAGAAAGAAAGAAGATAAGGCTTGAAAATCTTTTAACCAGATTAGGATTAAGGTTCTCATGTAATATTGATAGTCGGAACTATTGGAGTTTCTTTATTCATAAAGGGCAGAAATTAGACTATTTATGCAAGGAATTCCCCCATGATTGGTTGGGTAAATTAAGTCCGTCGCAGATTAAGGTAATAATGGAAGAGATTGTTCATTGGGATGGAAATCACGTACCAAGAAGGAATCAGATCGAATACTCTTCTGTGATTTATGGGAATATTTTATTTATTCAGACCCTTGCACATTTAAGCGGATTTACTTCTACGATAATACGTCGATCAAATAAATATGGACGATGGTATAAATTAAGTATTTTATTTAGCAAAAAATATGCATCCTTAGAATACTGCCTGAAAAGAGAGTTAATTCCGTTCAAAGGCCATGTTTATTGTGTTACGGTTCCTTCAGGAATGGTATTAGTACGACATAATGAAAAAATAAGTATATCGGGGAATTGCGATTGGCTCACATGGAAGCAGTGCGGATACAACAATGTATTGTCAGTTCCTATGGGCGCACCTAATCCAAATGCAAAGAATTTTGATCACGAATTTGATTATGTCAATGATCCTTATGTCCAGAGCTTTATGCATAGAGACAATATAGATCAGATCATCTTCTCCACTGACAATGATAAGCCCGGACGCTTTTTAAGGGACCATCTTGCTATTATACTTGGCAAGGATAGGTGTAAGTACATCAATTATCCGGTAGGCTACAAGGACATCAATGACGTATATAACGGTAATAAGAAAGTTGATCCTCCATTGCCGGCATTGGGGCAGGAAGGTGTTGATGAATGCTATCAGAACATATCATCCTTTGCAGTAAAAGGGGTGATCAGGCCATCAGACCTGAGAGAAGACCTTGAAAGGCTCGCAAAGGACGGATTTACCAAAGGCTATGGAATAGGAGTAGATTACGTTGACAATCTCTTTACCATCAAAAGAAAGCTGATTGCTTTCATTACAGGAGTCCCAGGTTGTTTTACATCGGATCAATTAGTTCATACAAATAGGGGGGTAATTCCTATTTCAGAAGTTCAGCAAAATGATAAGGTATTATCTTATAATCACGAAAAAGATATAAATGAATACAGATCAGTTTTAAGAACGCACAAGTATAGTTCTCATCCTGACAAATTATACAAAATCAAATTAAAAGACGGGACGATTATAAAAGTAACAGAAAATCATAAATTCTTTACAGGTGTATCGTATATGCAAATCAAAGAAATATTGCTATCTTCGGGGAAATTAAAAAAACAATAGCAATGGAAACATGGAAAAGAATTGTTGGATTTTCGAGTTATGAAATTTCTGACATGGGAAGGATTAAGACATATAACTGGAAAAATACTGGAAGGGAAGCAATAATACGACCTGCCTTGGATGGATCGGGTTATCTCCGGACCATGCTTAAGCCAGATAGTGGTAAAATAAAAACAGTAAAAGTTCATCGGTTGGTATTAATGACGTTTATTGGTGCTCCGAAAGACGAATATGTCTGTAATCATAAGAACGGCATACGAAGCGATAATCGTCTTTGTAATCTTGAATGGGTGACTATCTCAGAGAATGCGAAACATTCATTTAGGATTGGACTGAGTTCTAATAAAGGAGAAAAGAATCCCGCAGCGATAATTACTCCAGAGAAGGTTATTGAAATACGGAAAAATTATCAATATGGTAAGAACTGTAAGTCCGGCACAACAAAAAAAGAACTTGCAGAAAAATATGGCGTCTCATTCACGATAATAAAAAACATTGTATCTCATAGAACATGGAAGCATCTTTTATAAATATTGAAGATATAGTTGAAGTTGAGGAAATCCTGATGGATGATACCTATGATTTGACTGTCGAGGAGAATTCTAATTATTATCTTGCCACACAGGGATTACCAATACTTGTCCACAACTCAGGAAAATCGGTGTTCATCCGTTGGTGGTTAGGTGAGTTTGTTGTTTATAACTCAAAAGAGAATTTTAAATGGGCATTATTCACACCTGAGAACAGACCCGTGGCAAGGGAGTACGCAAAGTTGGCAGAGGTATTAACCGGACAGAACTTCAAAGAGGGTACACGTAATTCGATGACTCCGGCGCTCAGAAAGAAAACAATGGAGTTCATAGAGAAACATTTCTTCATCATATCCCCGGACAGGAATAACTTCGAGACATGGGGAGGTAAGATAAAGCTCAACATGGTCAATACGATGGAGTCTATTCTGGAGTATCTCATCTATCTTAAAACGACAGAGAATATATTCGGTTATGTCATTGATGCATGGAACAAGATTGAGCACCAGCAACCGAAGTATATGACAGAGACTTCATTCATTTCACAACAACTGGATTATCTTATTAACTTCAATGATACTTATGACGTAGCGGGAATAATCATTGTTCATCCGCGGAAAGTAGAACAACAGGGTGTCAATTATAAGATGCCTTCATTATATGACATCAAGGGGTCCTCCGCATGGAAGGAGAAAGCAGATATCGGCATTATTGCTCATAGATACAAGATGAAAAGAAAGCCAGCGGAGGCCATCCCTGATGATGCAGACGAGGACGATAAGTATTTTGTTGTCAAAGACGCACCTACAATCATTAAGACAGAGAAGATAAGGTTTGAGGAGACAGGGAATGAGGACAGGATAAGGCTAACCATGGATTTCACTAAAGGAGGTAGATTTTTTCTCTATAAAGAAAAAGAAAATAGACCGCCTGCTATTGAAGAGCATGGAGATCCCGTTCCGGTACTTAATCCGAAACCGCACGAAGAGGAAGACGAGGTATTTGACGGGGGAGATATTGATAAATCAGGATTACCATTTTAATTTAAAAAAAATATGAAGTTACAAGGAAACGCAGTATTGATACTTCCGGATTCATTGCCGGAAAAGACAAAAGGAGGACTGTCTGTGCCAAAGACAGCCAATGAACAGCCAAAGGAAGGAACAGTGATTGACTGTGGACCGATATGCGAGAATGTCACAAAAGGAGACAGAGTGATCTTTGCCAGGAAAGCAGCGAGTATTATTGAACATGACGGCAAGGAACATTGCTTAATAGCAGAGGATAAAATCTTTTACATCTATTGATATGAATGAATCCGTAGTTAATAACTGGGCATTTGCACAAGTGCTTGATCAGTTTAAGAAAGCTGAGATAGACTTTCTGGAGGATAAGGTTGATGAGGCATTTAAGATCATCTCCGATCTGAATTATAAGTGGAAAGACGATAATCAGATGAAAGCTGGGCATATAAAGCATGATCAGATGGCTCAGAGGCTTTATTTCCTTAAAAAGGTATATAATGAAGGCATGACACTGGTAAAGCAACACGAGAGTCTTGTAAGCCTTCTGAGCAAGTGGTACATGATCTGGTATGAGAACGTCTCCGATGAAGGCAAGCAAGGAGCGGAGATGATGGAGTCACAGGCAGATATTCTCAATGAGATATTCGTTGAGATATACAAAGTTCTACAACCTTTGAATTTGGATATTAAACAACCAAAACCATTAAATTTATAATTATGACAGAAGTATTTAAGGAGAATGTAAGTAAAAGACTTATGAGAGCTCTTCAAGAAGAAAAGATGAGCACTGCAGAAGCAGGCAGGAACTTGGGGGTAATGCCTCAATATCTGTCGATGCTAAAGAATAGCAAGCTTTGGGATAAAGTACCACAGAAAACATGGGAAATTGTATTGCATTGGATTAACAGCGGATATTCTCTTGGGGAATACAAGAAGCATCTTCCATTAAGGATCACAACCGCAGGAGAATTAAATCCCGAAGCATTTCCGACACAGTTGAAAGAGGAATCTGCAAAAGGAGCACCATTTGATGAAGAACTGCCTGCAGTCCCGGGAGCAGATGAGATTACCGATGTTGACTTTGAGGAAGGAAGGAAGCCGATGTTAATAAACGATGTTCCAGCACGGGTACAGAGTGAGATAATCCACAAATTCATTAAGGGCAACTCAACGATGGTGATCACAAAGGATGATAAGCACTACTACTTCATGCCTTATTGGTTTTGCGATACCAGCCTTGAAGTTGTTGGAGATGGATGGACGCTTCATCCCCTTGGCAATATTCCGCAGGACTTGAAAGATGCAATTAAAATATTGAGAGGAGAATAAGAGATGAGATCAGACCTGCAGATAGTAAGAGTACCTGAACACTCCTCAGAATGGTATGCGTTCAGAAGAAACGGCATTGGCGGCTCAGATGTCGGATGTGTTCTGGGATTGAATCGTTACGACACAGTAGTTCGTCTTTTCCATGAGAAAGTTGGAACAATTGACATAAGAAAATATGATAACGAATCTACGTTTTGGGGACGAGAACTCGAAGATAAGATTGCAGATACCTGGAGATATTACGATGGGACGCAGGATGGATATATTGAGAACAAGAAGAATGGGAAGATTATTCGGGAATGCAGAAACATCAATGGTTATGTTATCAATCCTAAGTATCCGTGGTTATTCGCAAGCCTTGACCGGGTAATGAACATCAAAGGAGGAGTAAATCTTATTACGGGATCACCATTGCAGACTGAGGGAGTTTTAGAATGTAAAGAATTGTCATATAGAGCAGCGCAGATGTGGCAGGATGGGATACCTATATATTATCTTACGCAAGTGCATCAGTATATGATCATCCTTGAAACAGATTATGCGGAGTTAGCTATCCTTCAGGACGGGAATAAGTTCAGGGTAGAGAAAATTCCAAGAGATGAAGAGCTTTGTGACCGTATTATCAATATCACAAAAATGTTCTGGGAGAACAGGATACTCCCTGCCAAAGAGGCCTATGCAAAGAGACAGCAGGCCGAGATCAACATGAACATGACGGAAATAGAGAAATACGATGCTCTTATTCAAAAGTATGAACCGGAGCCGGACAAGTCAGAGGCATACAAAGAATTCATGGAAGAACGTTTTCTGAGGGAGAGAGAGGTCGTTGAGGGGACGGTGGAGCAATATAACCTTTGCAAGAAAGACACGTTGCTGAGGCGCTTAGGAAGTCGCCTGGATGAAGAAAGAACAGGCATTAAGAACCGTCTGTTAAAAGCTATTGGAATATCTGGGGCAGAGGTAATAGACTTCGGGACACTTGGTGCTGTTAATTGGAGTGAACGCAAGGGAGCAAAGAACAGGACGTTCACGATAAGGATTAAAGAGGTGCCCACAGAAGATCAGGTGGAGAAGGAGTTCAAGAAAATTAATCTGGAGGCATATTGAGAGACATGGCAAAAATTGCAAAAATACAAATAAGGAACAAGGAAGGGTTACTATTAATAATGGGAAATTTGGAGTAATAGACTATTATCCCAAAGCAAATAAAATTCTTATCCGCAAGCAGAATAAATGGATTAAGCCAGGATTGCAGTGGATTGTTAAAAACTTAATTCAGTCTGATAATGGACATTAGCGTAGCAATAGCGAAGATAAAGAGCGAGATGATTGAGCGAGGATTGATAGCAGAGACAGTCGGCAATAACAATAATCCGTTGTATGATTTCTATTTCAGGATGCTTTACACCGCCGGGTACGAACAAGCAAGAAAGGAATTAACGGCACACAACAAACGAAAGGTAGCTCAATACGATCGACGTGGGGTGTTATTGAACACATACGATTCCATAAAAGAAGCATCTAAGATTCTTAAAGTCAGCAGAGACGTCATTGATGATTCAGTGACAGGTAGAATTCCTCTTACGAGAAGAGGCAAATATTACTTTAGATACATTAAGGCATGGGACATCTGAGAACAATAGTAGAGGCTAACTGGGAAGAAGATGGAGAGAGCAAGCAAGATCGCTATTTCTTATTGCATTGGGGTCTTAAATTCGATATGGTGCCCGATAGCTATGAGAACCTTGTTCCGGTACACTACACTGTTGGGATCTGCCAGAACATCAAATCCGGAGCAATAGAGATGTTTCTTCCAGACCAGTTGAGGGTGGCCGGGCAGGACGGAGAGAAGATTGATAAAATAAAGAAAGAGTTATGACTATTAATTCAAGCCACATCTGGAGAGTGGCAAAGTTTATGAGTAGGGATGTTACCTAACTAACAGGTGTATGCGGAGGCCGGTTCTTACGGCTTACATATACACGTAGTTAGGGGGCGAAGCGAACAGTTTTTATTTTTCTTTTTTAAGGAAGGGATTTATTAATTTAATAAAAAAATAGAATGAGCGACTTTACAACTATCGGGGCTTCTGCCCATGCAACAGAAGAGAGACAGGAAAATGACTTTTATGCAACAGATCCAAAAGCATTAGAGGTATTCTTAGATGAAGTCGGAATACCGATTGGCAATGTTTGGGAATGTGCGTGCGGAGAAGGTCATTTGGCAGAAGTTTTAAAAGAACGGAGGATGCTTGGGAAAGCAAGTGATCTTTATGACAGGGGGTATGGAGAAGTTGGTGTTAATTTTTACGAACAATTATCGGAATGGAACGGGGATATTCTTACAAATCCCCCATATAGCAATGCAGTTGAATTTTGTAAACACGCATTACAACTTGTGCCGACAGGTAGGTTTGTCGTTATGTTAATGCGAATACAGTTTTTAGAGGGACAGCGAAGAAAACCGTTTCTATTGTCTAATCCACCCAAATATGTATATGTCAGTAGTAGTCGCTTGTTATTAGCTAAAAATGCTGATTTTGTTAAATACAATACCCCTTCTGCTAATTGTTACGCTTGGTTTGTTTGGCAAAAAGGATATAAAGGTGAAACAAGACTCGGTTGGTTTAATTAGAAAACAATGAAAGCAATTAACCTATTAATGAGTGATATTTACGAGTGGGAATCATCAACCGGACTACCCGCTCTTGAGAAAATCATAAGAAGCAAGTATGTTGTGCGTCTCAAACATCCCGGTTTGGAACAAACCGTTGTGCGAGGGCAAAAAAAGAAAAAGAAAAATTACGCCTAACGTTGGTGGTATGGTTAGTTGGGGATTAGATACCCACAACCCTATCAAATTAGTAGAAACTTAATAAATTGATATAATGATGAATAACGCAGAAAAACCCCAATTAACTATACCACGTGTTAGCGGTAGTTATTCTATTGAATATGAAATCAAAGATAAGATAGAACGTGGCTTAATTAATGAGAAATTAGAACCAATTAAGTGTGAATGTGGTTCGGTAGAGTTTACAGATAAAATAACTGATAAGATTGATTTTCTCGAAGTTGAAAAGGATAGGTTCTGTAAAAAATGCAATAAGTTAGTCGGATATTGGAGCTATGGATATTGGCTTCCATAATTACCGCTAACTACCTGATATCATTAACAAACCTAATCATATCACACCAAAACGTAAATAAAGATTAAAAGAATGGCTATGAAAGAGAGAAAAGCAACGATAGCTAATATTAAAGTTTATAAGTGCACTGATTGTGGTGCGCGTACCTATCTTAAAGATAACGGAGAAATAACTGTTGGTTTTTGTAAAAAGTGCGGTCATCCTTTATGGAATCCTGCAGAACAGCCCGTATTAATATCTGTTGAAAGAAAATACAAAGAGTTATGAAAGAAGAAGTTAATAAAGATAAGAAAGATGAAAACTAAAATTAAAAATAATAAACAAGGTGAATGCGGATTTTTTTGTTTTAAATATTGGATAGGAAGCGGATGTGATGAAGATTGTCCTGTTAATCGGTCAAGATGTAATAGGATAAAAGAACTGAAAAACAAAATTCACATTGATAGTCATGGAAACAATTAAACTCATCCTGATCCTTTATTTTCTCAAGCGGTTTGGCAGTGATCCTGTTAAAATTTACCTTGAGGATATACAGGATATCGAATCTCTCATTAAAACACTTCCGGTCACTTACGAAAGTTACCGAAGGATAAAGGATAAAATCAGAGCTATCAAAGACCGTGACAATGACACGAAAAGGACAATGGAAGCAGCTTTGAAGTTCAGTGAGAAATTTAGACGGTTCGGGAGGAAAAGGGCATGAAAGCACAAGAAATCAGAATCGGGAACTACATTGACCGGAATGGTTTAATGGAAGTAAGGGTAATTTCACAATCAGGGGTGAAGATTTATGACCATGTAAATAATATTTTCCCTCGGACATTCTTTGACTTTGACGAAAACATCAAGCCTATCCCCCTGTCTGAAGAATGGCTTTTGAAGTTCGGGTTTGAATTATTAACTGATAAAAAGAAGGGTTATAAAAACACAAGTTATTCTCATGGGAAAATACCTATTCTCCTTTATTGGGATGGGAGTAGATTGTCAACTACATTCTGGCAGGGTAACGAAATGAGATTTGTTCATCAGTTACAAAATTTAATATTTGCATTAACCGGAACCGAACTTGAAATAAAAAAGTAATGGAACAATCCTTAACAGAACTCTTTAATGAGCTTCTTACACTTGAAACGTGGCTGGATAATAATTGTGAAAATCAAAGTTATTATTTTACTATGCAACTCCGGGAAAGGCTGGACAAGATCAAAGAACTGAAAAACAAAGTACAAAGTGAAAATCAAAAAATGAATTGATTATGAAAAAATTAATGTTGGTTATATTATTAACCTTTGCGCTTATATCATGTTCTAAAAAGGAACCTGAGCCAAAATTAGAGGGGTGGTATCTAAGAGTTGAATACGCCAAAGGATGGAGCTGGTCAACTATAAAATGTGATAGCCTACAAATGGTTAGTAAAACAGAAGCATTTGTCTGGGTAAATGGCAAAAAAGTCAGAATAATTGGAGACAGTCTTATACCAAGACACTATTAGTCATGGAAACAATTAAACTCATCCTGATCCTGCTTTTTTTGGCAGGGATAATCTATTTTCAATATTTGGAAATGAAAGAGAAATAAACTATTGTAAAACAAGTAAAAAGTAAGATTATGGCAAAATTTAGAAAAAAACCAGTAGTAATTGAAGCAATTCAATATAATAACTTAAACAGAACCGAAATCGAGGCTTTTGTCGGAAAGAAACTTAATCAAGAGTTAGAAACCGAAACGGCTTATTTAGCGGGAAAAGGCACACCAAAATTCAGTTTAATAATTGAAACACTTGAAGGGAACCTTAAAGCAATGCCGAATGATTATATCATCAAAGGCGTTAACGGGGAGTTTTATCCATGCAAGCCTGATATTTTTGATAAGACTTATGACCCCGCCTAAAGATTAAGCTATGAAAGTACATCAATTAAAAACCTGGCCGATATTCTTTGAAGCTGTTCTCAATGGCACAAAAACATTTGAGTTTAGGCTTAATGATAGAAATTTTCAAGTAGGTGACAAACTTGATCTAATGGAATACGACCCCGATGCTGAAGGTTATACTGGACGGCATTGCCATAGATTTGTAAGTTATGTATTAGATGCAAATCCATTCTTTGATTTTAAAGGTCATGTTATACTTGGATTAAAGCCAGTAGAGATACCTGAGATTAGTGATATGGAAATTGAGACGTATTTTAAACAATGGGATATCGCGCTAATAAAAACAGCAGATAAGCAATATAAAGAATGGCTCAATAAATACAAGGATGAACTTATTGATTCTGCTATTATTGGCGCCAAATGGTACAGAGAAGAACTTAAAAAAAGGTTAAAGTAATGGATAACACCCTTATACAACTCTTTGACAGTCTTATTGCGCTTTCGGTATGGCTTGACGGTGAAGTTGAGAATACAAGTCAAGATTTCACCTCACAGCTCCGCTCCAGGCTCAATGAGATTAAGAAGTTAAGGGAAAGGGTAATTATTGAAAATCAAAAAATGAGTTAAAATAAACCAATTAAAGCTTAAAAAAAATGAGTGTATGTATTATGGAATGCCTGCAAAATGCAGATTATAATTTAAGAAACAACGGTGGATTAGGTGTAATGTTAGCAAAAGAACAATTACATAATGCTACCGTATTACTTGACAAAGGGTATGACATTTGGGAAGAAGTTGACCCTTTACTTGAAAAGTATGGAACGGTTGAAGATGTACCTGAAAAAAATGACAGCAAATGAAATCACTCCTCAATCAACTTGTAGATGTATTATTTGCCCTGACAACTTTAATCTGGAAAAAATGAGCGAATTATTATACCACGGTGTATTTCTTGGAGAGCCAAAGGCCCAGATGAGACATAAGCATGCAAAACTTGGCAAGACCGATTTTATCACAGTCTATGATCCATCAGCAAAAGAAAAAAGAAATTTTCTATCAGTATTACAGTCAGAGGCACCAAAAGAGCCATGGGACTTCCCTATTATGATGGAGATAAACTTCTATATGAGCAGACCCAAGGGACACTACGGTACGGGCAAAAATAAGGCTGTTTTAAAGCCTTTGGCTCCGGAATGGCACTCAGGACGTCCGGACTTGGATAACCTCACAAAATTTATCCAGGATGCCTTAAACAAGGTTTTTTACAGTGACGACTCACGGATAGCACAGTTAGTATGCAGAAAACTTTATAGCGAGAAGCCGAGGACAGAGATATTTATTAGTTCTTTATTATAAACATTAATAACTATGGAGAAAGCAGAAAACATTATCACATCGGAATTAGCGAAGCAGAACGTCACGGATGCTGTTATCGCGGAGTTAAAGAAGAATTTTCTTCCCTTAAAGATCAACGGCATTGATGACAAAGAAGGATACAAGAAGGTCCATGATGCCAGAATTCAGTGCAGGGACATAAGGGTGCTTGCAGAGAAGATATGCAAGAAAGGCAGGGAAGATGCTATTAAAATCCAAAAAGACTGGATAAGTAAAGAGAAACAAGTTGTGGCTCAGGTACAGGAAGTTGAACTATATCTAAAAAAGCAGGAGGATGACATTGATGCGCAGAAGGAGGCAATAAGGATTCATCAGGAAAGGCTTCTGAAACTCCCTGAGAGGAAAATCCGGATTAAGGGATTGGAAGAATTTATAGGCGACATTACCGATGATCAGATAATGAGGTTTGATGACGGACAGTGGAACGAGGTCATTTATACTGCCCAGGGTGCGAAACTTGCAAAACAACAAAAGGAGATTGATGAGGCAAATGCGTTAACTAAAATGAAGCTTGTGGCCGAGAGAGAAAAGGCACTATATACAATCGCCGGAGCGACAATGGAGATCAAGAACGGCATAAAGACTTTCTCCAAAGGAAAGGTCTCTATTAGTATGACCGAGATTGAGGCTTTGGAAAACGATGCATGGAATGTTCGGTTTGCGGAAATAACCACGGCAAAGCAAGAGACATCATCATCTGATTACATAATAGCATCCGATTGGGTTAAAAGCGAGCCAGTCTTGTCTAAGGCTGATTCAAAAACTACGGAGACTGTCAGTGATGAAGAAAAATTATTTCAATATGCATTAGCATTGGAGAAGGTGCAGACTCCTATAATGTCAACAGAAGACGGATGGGCTATTTTAACCGGAGCCTTGGCACTGCTAAACGACGCAACAAATCTATTAAGACAATAAATTTTTAAACATTTAACAATTAGCGATTATGGGAAAGAAGCAAAGCAACGATCTGGATATGTCAGGAAAGGTCATATCCATTGGTGGAGTAGAACGCATATCTGACAAGTTCAGTAAGCGCACACTGGTAATGGAGGTTTTCTCCGGCAAGTATGCCAACGAGATGCCTTTTGAGTTTGTAAATGAGAGCATGGATCAGATCAAAGATGTAAGACCTGGTGAATTTGTTACTGTCAACTTCCAGCTCAGGGCCCGGAGGACTGACAAGGACGGGATAACACGCAGATTTATTACCCTTGATGGAAGGTCGTGCTATAAAGAGTAGAAAACATGAGCGAAGGTAGCAAGATGCCGTTAAAGATGGCTCAGGTAATCGGAGACAGGTTCATGAGGTATCTCGAACCATTTGTATCCGTTATGAGTATCGCGGGTTCAGTACGCAGAGAATGTGAGTATTGTGGAGATGTAGAGATAGTAGCTTTGCCAAAGGATGAATTTTCAATAGTCAAAGCATTTCCTGAGAATTATCCGGGATTAGTTATGAATGGAGAAAGATTAAAACGATTTAAGTATCCAAAATTAAACATTCAGATCGAGCTCTATTTACCTCAAAGTTCTGATTACGGAAGGATATTTGCAATTAGAACAGGGAATTCTGTTTATGCAAGGTTATGTTTAATGACACAAGCTAACAGGCTTGGATGGATCGGGACGCATGACGGATTAAGAAGAAAGAAAGAATGTGAGAAAAAGGGCGAAGTTTGGAAAATAAAGCCCGAATATAAGCTCGATCCGACAAAGCCACCGGAATTTCCAGATGAAGAATCTTTCTTTGAGTTTATTCAGATTTCATGGGTGCATCCACGAGAACGATCTTGGATTTCGAATAAAAGTGAGTATAATTATTCAACATAATTTCAAATCATTTTAAATATTTAAGACTATGAGCACAGAAAATCAACAATTAGCAACAACAGAACAGTCTTCTATGTCTAAATTCAGAGGACTGCTGGATCGAGATGAGATAAAGAAGAAGTTCAATGAAGCACTCGGCAAGAAAGCACCTTTATTCATGAGTGGACTCGTTACTATTATGAGTGGCAGCGCAGAATTGCAGAAATGTGAGCACATGAGCATCATATCCTCAGCATTGATGGCAGCCAGCATGGACCTTCCGTTAACACCAGGATTAGGTTTTGCAGGGATTGTGCCTTATTGGGACAGTGCAACAGGGACAATGAAAGCACAGTTCCAGATCATGAAGAAAGGTTATATTCAGCTTGCACAGAGAACCGGACTCTTTAAGATCATCAATGTATGTGAGGTCTTTGAAGGGGAGCTCACAAGCTTTAACAGGTTTACCGGTGAGTACACCTTTGACAATTCAGCGAAGAAGTCTGACACTATCATTGGTTATGTCTCCTATTTCAAACTTGTCAACGGGTTTGAGAAGTACCTGTATATGCCTATCGAGAAGCTGGATGCACACGCCAGAAAGTACAGCAAATCCTTCCAGAAGGGAAAAGGCAAGTGGGCAGACAAAGAGCAGGGAGGCTATGAGCAGATGTGTGAAAAGACCGTGCTCAAACTCAATCTTTCGACGTATGCGCCTCTTTCGGTGGATATAAACATGATGAATGCCATTATCTACGATCAGGCAGAGATCAGAGATATAGAGGGGAAGGATTTTGACTATATGGACAATGAAGAGTCAAAGCCAAGAGAGGATAAGGACGTCATAACAACGAAAGGCGGTGCACAGATAGTCATCAACAAGCAGGACCAGCAGAGATCAGCAAAGATAACAGACAAAGCCAGGGAGAAAGTCGATCAGAAGAACTTCGCTGATGTGTCGGGCGTTGTTCCAGGAGGAGGTGCAGGGCTTAAAGCAACGGATAAGGATGAGTCACCATTCATCCCACAGAAAGGATCAGTAGAGACATTTGACGGAACGATAACGAGGATAAACGGAGAACTGACTAATCAGGGCGCACAACTTCTTAATATCTCAGACATGGAGAAGATGCCAACGGATGAACTTCTGAAGATTGTCAATGATGATCAGGATATGATTGAGGCCTTGACTATCATCCCCGGGAAGAACACCAATAAGAAGCTCAGGGAGATCATTGACGCGCATCAGAGAGGTAAGCTTGCAGAACATGTGGCAAGGAACATGCCGAAGGAAGAGACAAGACAGCCAGATCAGACAGGACAACAGCAGGAGGAGACTTTTGTTGACCCATTGTCCGGGGAGGTTATATCGAAAGAGGAAGCCATGAGAAATATGGGGAAGGGACAGCCAGCAGAACTAATACAGCCGGAGAGCAAGGAGATTAACAAGTATTCGATTAACATTCCTGCATTTAACAAGGGCAACGAGAGAGATTTCCCTGCAACAAAGGAACTCTATAATGCTTTATCGAAAATCAGTCCTGCTATCAACAACGAGAGATTTTTGGCATTACAGGCACAGATCCCGGAGTTTGGCAGCTTTAAGAACAAAGAGGATTTTGCGAAGTACGCAACAATAGAGCAGGTTAATCACTTGCTCAATGCGAATAATTAATATCTTTGCAATGAATTCTCTTACTTTACTGTAGAAACACAAGATAGGCGCTCCGTCGAGATGATGGGCGCCTGTTTTTTATTACACACAAGCTATGAGCACACCATTTGAGATAAGGAAGCTATACAAAGAAGAGACAGGGGAAGTTCCCTGGGAGTACTGGTCATTATCGGCAAGGATAGGACGCATGGGAGATATCATCATTGATGGGGATGAAGATGCTGAAACATTAAAGGTCGACATCGCTAACAATGGCACATTTGACATTCCAGACATGGACTATGTTCGGTGGCTGGAAGAGAAATTAACAGCTTTATTAAAGAAATAATTTAAAAATCAAGACAATGAAACTACTTGGATTAAGAGATGAGAATGGGGAAGAATATGAAATTTACCTTACGCGAAATGAAGGAAGTATGTATAAACTTAGACCCGTTAAGTCTAAAGCAATTATTAAGGATATCGGAGATTGGATAGTTCTGGATGGCCTTCCTGATAAATCACTTGCTCGTATTATTAAAGTATGCGATGAATTAGGATGGTTGGCGTATGAAAAATATGAGCCTGATGTTTCCGGGAGCATAGGTTTTCAGTATTGTCGGGTAGCTTCTGAAAAAGAGATAGAGACATATCTGATGAGTATTGCATTAAAGAAAGGATTAACGGAAGATCCTGAATGGATACTTAGTGCTTATCCTACTGATAAGTTCCTAACACGAAAAGTATCCGGTTTTTATTATGATCCGACAGAGGATTCTTTGACATGGAATGGAATTTGCCTTTATTATAAAGGGCAGTGGGCTACTAAGATTCCTAAAAAGAAACCCCTGCCAAGGACTAAGGGCGAATTAAAAGATTTACTGCAATATGTAGCATCACAATCTGATAACATATACCAGCGAATAAGAGAGATATTGGATGATTACGAAGACTGAAACAGATGAACGCAGAAGAAATTCCTATTATCGGTGCCGGTAAAGTTGCTGAGGTAACTATCTTCAGGGTAATATGGACAATAAGATCCCGACAGTCTTTTCTTTCTGGATTATGGTTAAGAGATTTTCACTCAGGACAACCTCTATGGTTCAATCTCTTTGCTCACGTACTCGCCAAGGGACAGAACAAATATCCATTTTTCCGCTTTTATTACAAGAACATAATTTTGTTAACGCCTAACGAGCATTTTCTTTTGGACATGGGTACAGAAGAACATCGAATATCGTACTCACTGGACGTTGAGGAGAAGTCTGGGGGCAAGAATAGGGCAGATTGGGGCAGAATAGAGGCTCTGAGACAAGAGCTCCTTGAAGAGTATGATAAATACTTCCCAAGGAGAAAGGGGCTTATAATTGGCTATAGGTACTCTTTGGAGGAACAACAGCAGATCATAGGTATGCTTAACGAGAAGTACATCGAGGATCTGAAAAAGAATTCTTAATTTTGATCAGTAAATAAACATCAAATCATGGCAACGGTCAAATTAATTAACGGCACAAGAAAGAACAGCGTACTCAATTCGCTTGTAAGAGTTGATCCAAATGATCCTAAACGCTTTGTCGAATGTGATTTCAATTTGATAGATGTAATAGGTGTTGTGGCAGAGATAAGAGGCCCGGGGAACCCCACGACAATAAACCTCATCAATCATCCGGATAACTTTGCTGATCTTCTCAATAAGCCCACGACAATAGCGGGGTATGGTATTACTGATCATAAGCACATGGGAGGAGTAACGCATTACAGTGAGTTTGACGCTACAGGGCATCTTACTATGGCCGGAGACGCAAGACCATGGAGGGATGAGCTGGGAGATGTCACAGCTTTAAGGGTACAGGGTGTTGGCATAACAGAAAACTATGCCGAAGGGACAAAAGACTTCTTAACTTCTGCTGCTCTTACTGACTATCTTTATTGCAATGTTCAGCTTAACCATGATAAAGACCTGGCAACAGCTATTTATCCTCATGTTCATTGGTTCCAGGCAGAGGCTAATACTCCAAACTGGCTTCTTCAATACCGATGGCAGATAGGAGGAACTGCAAAGGTCACAGCATGGACCAGCATAAAGTGCAACACGAATGAGTATGCTTATATCGGAGGCACGATGTCACAGCTTTCTTATTGTGCAGCGATAGCAGTGCCGGTAGGTACGGGATTGTCAGATATTGTTCAGTTCAGAGTGTTGAGGGATAACGCCGGGGCTGATGCTCAGTATGGAGGTGTTGCAGATACTTATACGGTCACTGCATCGATGATGAGCTTTGACGTTCATCTTATGCTAAATTCCATTGGTAGTATTGATCAGCTTATCAAGTGATTATAATTTAAGGCAAAAAAAAGAAGGGAGTCTATCAGGCTCCCTTTTGTTTTATTCTTCATCCATCGTATCATCCAATGGAGGAATCTCTTGTTCTGCCGGCACAAGGTCCGGTTTTTCGTCTGCCTCTTCCAAGGTTAATGGCGGAATGTTTCTATTTCTGAGCATCTTGTGTCTCTCATAGTAGCGATCTATTGCATCTTCATCTGGGGTATTTACATCGACCATTATCTCTGTAAACGCATTAATGCGGACTCTTTTTAAGTTCTTTACGACAACAGGTCCTTGTAACTTCTTTGTCTTTGTTCTTCTTCTGTACTTATCCATGGCTCAGGTAAATAAACATTTGAAGAATTCTCCAAGCAAGTACACGAAAGCAAAAACAATCGATGTGAGCACAATAGCGTACTTAACAACTTTCCGGACGTTACCCTGGGGAGGGCTGTAGTGAGGGCATTCATCACAATGGTATGTGATATGCTTTGGCGTTATCTCTTCCAGAAACGCACAAATAACTTTGTCATCATAGGGACATTTCATACTTTACTGTTTTTAAGGTTAAATTTCAAAATTAGCGAATTCTCTGATGTATTGTTTTATTGAAGTGTTATTTGCGTCTTCTTTATTTATCCGGCCCATGCTATCAAGGAACAACATTACATTTCTTGCTCCTGCTAAGTGAGCTCCGGCCAGTAATCCGGATTTTGTTATCTCCACACCTTGTATTTCTTTACCAATATAATGCATATAGTCTTTTAAGGCTATTTCGTTTGATTTAAGCAACGAACACATTAAATGGTACTGGAGGTCTTCGGGGAAGATGTTCGGGTCTCTGGTAAAAGAGGCTGGTGTAATATGCCCATATCCGAGAAGCTTTAACGTGGATGGCGCGAATTGATATTTGCCCATGCATCCGATCTGGTTTATTATGTCCCATTGGTTCCCGGATTCTCTTAGCCCCAACTGAAAAATAAAAGAGGCAAATTCTTTTTCTCTTTGCTCTTGTTCTCTCTGGTTAAGATATTGCTTAATCTGAACGTCCCTTATGGCCTTAGATAGCGGAGGCGCAGAGGAAGAAGCAAAAAACACAAAAGCGATAATTATTAAAAACATCTTTTTCATTTCCGTAAAATTTAAGTTAATACTAAAAAAAGGAGGCCGGGAAACACACACTGAAACCCGGCACTCCTCAGACTCTCTCTTCCTCCATCTGGCGGTTGAGCAGTCTTAAAATAGATTTTACTGCTATTCGTTTGTCTTGTTCTTTCTCTTCAAGGGTCTCTAACCAGTTCTGAAAGTAAATGATCAGAGGCGACAATCCGGTGTGTACGAAAAGCATTAATATATTGTTCCCTTCTCTTAGACCAAAGGGATCATTGCACATAATAAGTGTTATCAATCCTTCATCTCTATGTTTGCCAAGAAAGCAAATACGGACCTTTTTATCTTTGTCAATAGCGGTCTGCAGGTCATGGATAACAGCGCGGTCATGGAGATCAGCCAGGAAGTCTATGATACCCTGATCATCATTATAAAGGATCTTCATCTTATATTTGAGCTTTGTCTCCATTATGCAAAGATAAGAATTTCAGAAAATCAGGATTCCGAGCCATCAAACGGTCCATCATGGGACAGCCCCGCATCACTAAACAGCGTCTCTACTTTATTATAAAACTTAACAGACTCCTCCTCGATGTATTGAGGCAATAATCCGTCAAAAATTATTTTACCAATACCCATGTCGGTTCGAGAATGCATAAAACCGCTCAACTTATGAGTAGACTGGCTTGGTTCAGGGATCTGGATATATGTATGCTCCATCATGAATCGTGCGAGCTTATTCTCTTTAAATTCATCCAAGAAATTACAAACATCCGTTTCTAATCTCTTCCGGGCTTTTTCATTAATCATGTCTTGTATTGTATTCATTTTTTCTCTTTTTTAGTGTGTTGTAAGATTTTCATGTCAAGATCGAAACAAATCTCTGCCATCGCAAAGGTATCGTAGCGCTTTCCACAATACCGGCAGTAATAGTATTTTTTGCGCTTCTTCATTCCACAATTAACTTTTCGCAGTTTTCAAACTTCTTCTCTTTTCTGAACTCTGCCAGAAGGACCTTAGCATTATGCTTTAATTTAGCCTTTGTGACCTGTCTGGAGCCAAGATATTCGCTTATCTCACAGGAGAGGCCGTCAACAGTCCGGGAGGTCTGCAGGATCAGTTTCTTGCCCTGCTTTAATAATCCGATATGATATATCGGGATGCGGTTTGTCTTCATTATTCAGTAGCTTTACGAATTGCACCTTCAATTATCCTTGCTTCTCCAACAGTATATGAAGCATGGTGATTAGCAATCGTTGAATATTCGTCACTCAGGCGTTCAATGACCTCAATAGCCTTCTGTAAAGCTTCAAGCATAACTGGCGCGGCTGCTATTAGTTTTGCGTTGGCTTCTGCCTCTTCGTCTGTTCCTCTGACAAGTGCGATGTCGTTACCTCTTCCTTCAATAGAATGGACCCCAAAATCGCATGGAGTGTATTTATTAAAAATCCATTCCCCTGGTGTGTGTTTATGGCCCCGGACTGAGCCGGGACCGGTTTAATCGCTGAAGTATTAAAGATTGTTTGCAGCCCAATTATCGGCGGCAATTTCGCCGGGATCCTGAATATAATCGTTATGGTTCCCGGAATTGTTATTTTCAGGAGTCACAACGTCAAAACTGATTTTATTACCAGTTAACAGCTTCTCCAGTTCATTCTGGCGCGATTTAGAGAAGACCCAGCCCATTATAGGAGTGTGGGTTGTGGGATTAGTCAGCCGGGCATTGAACTTGCCTCCTGCTGTCCTTAAAAGGTCTTTAACTGGCTTTGTGTCGCCGGTGACAACAATAGCCCGCTCTGAATACTTTGAAATCTGAATTTTGTTCATAGCTTTTAAATTTAAAGGTTAATAATATCTTACTCCGGTCCGTCCGGTCCGGGTATTCTTTGCGTGTGTTCTGACTGCTCTGTTTAATCTTATTTGACGTCGCATTGATCTGCTTGTCAAAGATTCGGCTGAACTTGCAGGTTCGGCCCGGTCACACATACACCGCCAGCCTAAAGATTTACTGTAATAAATTACATGTCCACAATATTTACAGGTCTTACCCTTTTTACTGTCTGTGCTCATTTCTGCACTTTTTTAAAAGGTTTAAAACAAGGTGCCAGGATCAGCGCCAGGCAGAGGGCGACAAAACAGATCGCGATAATTTGAATGGTTCCCATAGCTTAATTTTTTAGTGTGTGTTATTAATAAATAAAATACAATTACACGCCAAAGATAAAACCATTAAAATTAAAAAACAAATATATTTACAAAAATTATTCAAATAAATTTGTTTTGTATTATATAATAACATATATTTGCAGAGTAATAACACACAAAACAGTAATAAAATTAAAACTTAAAGCAATGAAACACACACAAAAAGAAGTAGTTAAGGCAGATTTAACGCCGGGACAACTTTACTCCGCCATTGATCTGGTTGAAGATCAGTTAACAGACCTGAGAATAAAATTACAGACTGAAAAAGATGCTAATTTGCAAAAAGTCAGGTTTGCAAGTGTTACACATTACCGGAATTTACGCCGGTCATTATTAAATAAACTTGATCCTGATGAGATCATGATATTATCAGCTATTGGAGTATTACACCATAATTAAAAAATCGCAATTATGAAAACCGCAAAAATGCAAATTAGTTTAGATCATCTAAAAAAGATTATCTATAATGCTGAAACAGAGTTAAAATATGACGCTTCCCTGTCTAAAACTTTAATGTTTGAACTTGATAAAGAATGCGATACACATACAGGATCAGACAGCATAAGGGTAACAATAAAATCGTCTTATGCTGAATGCATTGGCCGGGAAATATGGTAAAATATAATTAATTAACTAAACACACACGACAATGAAGACAACACTATTTAAACTACCAGAGGTTAAAACAAGAAAATCAACACAATGGGTAAAAGAAGACCGCCCAGACTACAAGCTAATAAATAAGGGATGCAGAGCGTTAACAGATACAGAGATAATTGCTATTATCATCGGAGAAGTAAACAGCATCGAGTTAAGCCGTTCAATCCTGCATCATTGTGAATACAATTTAAACAACTTAGGCAGGATGCAGATATCTGAATTAATGAGTTTAGGACTAACAGAGCAAAAGGCCACGAGATTAATATCATGCCTTGAGCTGGGACGGCGCAGGATGACAGCAGAGACCCCTGAGCGGATTCAGGTGCATTGCTCTAAAGATGTTGCTGATTATATGAGGGACGTATTAACTGACTTAGATCATGAGGAATTTTGGATAATATTATTAAACAGGTCTAATAAAATAATCGGCAGGATTAGGGTATCATCGGGAGGGATAGCGGGGACTGTCACAGATGTTAAGATTATCATGAGAAAGGCAATTGATAAACTTGCATCCGGTTTAATTGTATGCCATAACCATCCATCAGGAAATACCAAGCCGTCTGAAGCAGATACCAGAATAACTACAAAGATCAAAGAAGCCGGGCTAATTATGGACGTCCAGCTAATGGATCATGTTGTTATTTCAGATAATGATTATTATAGTTTTGCAGATAACGGGATGATTTAATATATATCACCATGAACAAAGATCAGGATGATATAACAATAAGAGTCGGCACCTTTGAAGGATACCCGATTGAACAGACAATAAGCAGGGAGGAGATACAGAGGTCAGGGATGACAGAGGAGGAAGTAATAAACCTGACTATTGAGACTTATAGAGACTGGCAAGCTGATTGTTAAATAAGGCTATTTTAATGAGACTTAAGAGGTCCGGACTTTAGCCCGGACTTTTTTATTACCCGTGGTTATATCTTTCAAGGCAGAGCCCCGGACCATGTTATAAACGTCGCGTTCAATCTTATCAAATAACTCAACACCTTTACCTGATAACATTATATAAACCTTCTGAATAGAACAGGACCGCTGAAGATAGGGAGCGGAAGGATCGCGAGAGTAACGAGTAATATATCCCAGATCTTTAAACTTGATTAATTTCTGTCTCATAGTATCTATATGCATATCGCAGAGTTTAAAATCATACAAACGTTGAGAATGAACCACAGACTTACCAGCATTGGTTTGCTGATATAACAGAGATAATAAAGCATACTCATAATTACTGATATTGTTTTTAATCAAACATTGCTCAACAGCCCAATAGTTATGCATACAAGAATAGACAGAACGCTTAAACATAAAATAACGCCACAGATAAGAGAACACCCTAATAAAAACCGATTTATTAATAGTAGATAGAGAAGAGTACAGAGAAGAGAGGGAAGAGGGAAGAATGAAACCAGGTCCAGTACCAGGCAAACCAGCAATTTTGTCCATATTACAGTTTATTACAGTTATTAACTGCAAAGTTATTCAATTCGTTCATTCTGACAAACTTAATTCAATATACAAAAATCAGAGATTTATATAGTAGTCTTTAATCCGAACAACTGATAAACACATGAATGCACCGCAAACCAGCGAATAATGGCACAATGACAGCTATCAAGAGACGGACAGACACACCAGCCCCAACCGTCCTATAATTATTATTATGTAAAATAGGTTAAAAATAACATGCATTCCAGGCCTTCACCCCTACCCTATCGATCAATTCCAAATTAGCTTTATTTCGGGCACCGGATCAGGGCGCCACACTTTTGCACCTGGATATGGAAACAGCGCGCGAGCCCAATGGCAGGGGGGCGGGTCCGGGTTTTCGATTTGGGGTCGGGCAGGCGAAGCCTGATTTCATACATAGACTGCAATAGGATGCTCACGTATGTTATTCTGTAATTTTTAAAAATAATTTAATTTTGTTGATACAATATTACGCTGATGCAGTTCTGTATTCAAAAATTAGAATTATATTTGACCGAATTTTACACTGTGTATTATTGTAGTCTTTAAATTAGAATTATGATTAAGGTTTTGTATATATTTCATTGGCGAGGGGAAGGAGAAGGAAATGGTATATCGTTTGGATGTACTAATATGAGGGTACTGAGTGAGAGAACGGGGATAGGTTATAGTAATTTGGTTAGGGTATTTACGCGATTAAAGAGGGAATATTGGGAGGATAAGAAGCAGGGGTACTTTATCATCAGGATAATGGGTAAGGATATTTACAAGGGGAGGCAGAAGATAAGCAAGAGGGGATTTGTTAGGTTTACTCAACGTAAGAAGTAATAATTTAATACATTTGAAGCTATGAACAAATTAGAATTAAAAAAAGAACAATCATTGCCGAAGGTGGTTAATCGCAAGAACCATCTTATTCGCAAATACGGTGATGAGGCGGTAAAGATTGCTGAAATAGCCTGGGTAAGGTTTATTGGTCCTATAAAAGACTGGGCATATTCTGAGACTCGTTTTGAAGAGATGTGCTGGTGTGGATGGGCTGCAATACATAAGATACAGTTATGAACCGATTTGAGATAATCTTCGAGAGGATTGCTGTGTTGAGCAAAGATCGCAGCAAGAGAGAGCTAATGACTTCCATTGAAGGAGGTGTTCAGCATCTTGTATATGCTATTAAGGATATGCAAAAGGACAATGATATTGAGAAGGAATACATCAAGAAGCGATTATGCCTGGTATTGTTTGATATACTGGCACTGGCGTCAATGCAAGATCAGTGTGGTGCGTGTATCTGCAGTAATCTGGAAGAGGAAATAAGATTGCTATCTGATAAGAACGAATATATCATTGAAGAACCTGCCGTAGTTAATGCAGAGATAAGTATTCCTCAGCCTTCTGTGCACAATGAAAGTAGTCCTATTATTTACAGTTTAATTTGCAAAAGATGCGGAAGTGTATTTCAAAGTTCTGTAGCTTTTCCTAATCCTCAGATATGTCCATCGTGTTATATTTAATTAAAACTATAAAACTATGTGGGAAATTAGCTGGCCTTTGATTGTCTTGGGTATCGTCATCCTTGCTGTGTATGTTACAATCTCAACAGGGAGGGACCGATGAAGACAATACTTATGCTTTTGATGATTGTGATGTCTCTTGCTGCTTCGGCTCAGAGATATGCTGTTTATCTAAGTGGACAACCGGCTGATCTTGGTCTTGGTGTCCGTGCTGATCTTGGCTATGCCTACGGATCTATCTCTTACGGCAATTGGGGTGTGTATAATCAATCATATATCCGTAACCATACCAAAGTAACCATCGGAGCCTTGGTGCCGTTAAAACAGAAGAATGACTTTAAATACACTCTTTCCGCTGGTGTTAATTATCACAAGGCAGAATATCCGGATAACATCAACGCCATTATGAAGCGCACTCTATCCTATGAAGCAGGATTCGCTATCTACATACGAAAGATTGCTATTGCTGCAAGAACGGATATACCAAGATGGGAGCCTTGTATTGACATAGGCTTAAACTTCTGACTATGAAGACATGGCTGACTAACATCAATGGATTTTATATCCATGCACCGAACCTTGCACTGGCAAAACAAAGAGCCGAACTATGCCATGATGTTTATATCATTGGCGAACTTGTCATGGAGATACCATGTGATGATAACTGGAGTCCTATATGGGAAGAAGCCGTTGACTACACTAAAATTGAGCAGAATTAATGAATGTATTAGTTGGATTTGAGGAAAGTCAAGTAGTTTGTAAGGCATTCAGAGCAAAAGGGCACAAAGCTTATTCCAATGATCTTAAGGGTTGTTCAGGGGGGCATCCTGAATGGCATTTGGAAATGGATTTTTTCAGAGCCGTACGACTTAAAGAGTGGGATTTAATTATACTTCATCCTCCTTGTACTTATACTGCTATTTGTGGCAATAGATGGTATTGGAATAGCCCATTAAGAGAAGTAGGTATAAGATTATGTAAAGATGCATGGATTGAGTCTTGTTATGTCTGCGAAATGGTGGCACTTGAGCAGCCTAAAACAATAATGCAAAGATACATTGGAAATAAAACACAGGTTATTCATCCTTGGCAGTTCGGGCATGGGGAGACAAAAGAGACTTGGTTGTGGTTATGCGGATTACCACTATTAAAGCCGACAAACATAGTGGAGGGCAGGGAGCATAAAATATGGAAAATGCCTCCATCTGAGAATAGACAGGAATTAAGGTCCAAAACTTATCCCGGTATTGCAGAGGCTATGGCTAATCAGTGGGGTTTTATAAAATTAAGCTAATTATGGAGTTTAAGAAACTTACCAGAGAGGTGCTTTGTGGCAGAAATCATAAGAGTCAGGCCACAATAGTGTTTACAAAAAGAGGCAGGATAATTCTATCAGCAGTAGCAGTAAAGAAACTGGGTATAAGATTAGAACCAAAGTACAACGAAGATTCATTCATTGACATCTTTGAGGGGGAGAGTATAAGTGACTTTTACATCTCCAAGGGCAACACCTATCATCTGCGTAACAACGGAGAATATGGTGGTGCGTTATTTAATTGTTCCGTCCTGTCTGATCGCATCAGAGAATGTTCATGGAACCACACACCTCATCTTCCAAGTGAACCAGCTCCCATTAAATGTACTTTGTTTATCTGCGACAAACCCGTTGATGATGAAGAAAATTCACACATCTTTGCCTTGCTTAGAAAAAAAACATAACTTTACAACTGATATTTTTAGTGTAACCATTAAAAAACCAAGTGTAAAATGGCAAGAATCGAATTAGGTCGCCAGGGAATCCTGATAGATTTCACACTCCGGAACGTGAGAGCGAAGACGCGTTTCAGTTCATTGGAGGAAAGGATCACATGGGATTCCATAAAGGGGGCTATACAGAAAAGACCCGGGCGAGAAAGACAACAGGAAAAGTGGGTAAAAGATGCGCCTATCATAGAGGTGCTTGAACCCGAATACCAGGCACGACTTGAAGATGTCACAAAGGTGGTCACAAGAGGATGGATGCTTGTGGAAGAAGAACCGGTTGAGTGCTGGATGGGGGATCTCCTTCTGGATCTCGATGCCGGCGTTCTCAATATGTCCGCAAAAGTAGAGAGCAACAACGTCTCCACTGACTGCGGATTTATCATTGCCACCAACCAGCAGTTCACTGATGCGGTGGTCCATGCGGCAATAGAAACACCAGTACAGAGTGTTGTCCCGGAGAAGATAACATACTCTTTGCCTCTGGCTGGACTGGAAGGTGTGAACCTTTATATTCTTCCTTACGGAGATGATGGCAATAAGATTGCTTATGGTATTGTCAAGCACATCGAACTTCCTGATGCATTTTAATAATCTTTAAATCATACTCAAATGGCAACTACTTACGTCAGATCATATATCGAACTTAAAGCCCGTGTCTGCAAACAGCATGTGCAGAAAGAAGCACCGGGGGCCTTTGCGCCTGCCGAGGACCACGAACAGCAGTGGTACAAAAAACACAAGTGCATAGCAAACTTCATTGATAATCACGAGATGGATTGGAGATGGGAGACAGCTATCGCTATCCTTTGCTCCGGCTATGCCGATACCACAGGGTACTATCTGGGTGATGTCCTTGGTGGAAAATTCGTTTAATCATTTACAAACGCTTATAATATTTTAAAGATATGGCAACAATATGGGTTCAATCAGTTATCGACCTTAAATGCAAGGTCACGGAGAAGAAGGTGACTAACACCCCTCCTCCCAATGACGGAGACCAGTTCTTCGACAAGTATCATTGTGTCACACAGAAGATAGACCGCAACGAGTGGCGCTGGAGGTTTGAGACAGCTAAGTCTATTCTCTGCAGCGGTTATGCTGACACAACCGGATATTATCTTGGAGACGTCCTTGGCGGCCAGTTCGTATAAAGTCCATCCCTGCTATTGGAAGTGACTATTTTTAGGACAGGGGATTGCCTCCAACAGTCCCCGTCCTTTTTCTTTAAACTAATTCGGCAATTATGATAGAGAAAGCAGTATTTTCTTACTTCAATCCAGAAGACAGTTTTTTTCACAAAGGAGGGTATTCAACCTTCCCTGATTTCTTATACACTACAGCCCTTGCAGTATGGTGCGCCAGACGACACTTCGATGAGGTGGAGATGGTGAGCAACGACTGGGGCATACAGATGTTCAAGAAGATCGGATTACCTATCACTCACTACAACAACAAGCTTAATGAAATGAAGGACTACTCCCGATTCTTCTGGGCTTATGGCAAGCTACTTGCCTACTGTGAGCAGACCAAGCCGTTTGTTCATCTCGACAACGACGTGTTGTTATGGGACCCGCTGCCAAAGAGAATTCTTCGTGCAGAGTTATGTTTCCAGAGCCATGAGCCATTTGAACTGCCCGGGTATAGCTATTATAATCTCCTAAAGAAACCATGGGCTGTAATGCCTGTAAGACCTCAGAAGATCGTCGATAATGAAGTCAGTGACTTAGCTTACAACTGCGGTATCTGTGGAGGGCATAACCTTGAATTCTTTGAAGAATGGAGGCAGTGCAGTCAGGAGTACATCTTTGCGGAAGACAACCAGGAGTTATTCTTTCGGGAATATGCATCTATGCTTATACATCAAAATCTCTTCCATGAGCAGTATTTCGCTGCGTCCCTGATTAAAATGCATAAGCTCAGAGGTAAGGTAAGAGTTCTTGATCCTGATGCAGGGCAGATAGAAAAGAAATTAAAATACACCCATTTCTGGGGCACTACAAAGAAAGATTTCAGTATGCAGAGAAGGGTGTACTTACGATTGAAGGTAGAAGCTCCTGAACTTCATGCCAGGGTGGAGAAGTTCGTTAAGAAAAACAAGTTATAAAAGAGGATTCCCGGTACGTTCTTTCGCCGGAGGTTAAGTTTTAGTGACTTTCACATCATGATTTATTTTAAGCCGGGATCCTTTTTTAAATTAAATGTTTATATTTGCAATGCACCGTAACGCAAAAAAATGATAATAATCATAAAAATATAACGAGGTACTCCCCGGAGGGTTATTCTCCCAGAATGACCGTTACGGCTCCGGGGTTTATCTCGTCATTTATACTATGATATTATGGCAAAAAGGTTCACTGATACTAACAAATATCGCATGCCCTTTATAAGGGGCTTACAAGGGGCTTATAAGGTCCTTTGGGATTATCTAAATCATGACTGTGATCATGCCGGAATTTGGATAGTAGATTTTGAGGTAGCACAACTCTTTTTAGGGAAGGATATGGTGGTTAATAAATCTGATGCTTTGAAGTATTTTAATGAAGGCCAGACACGGGTAATAGAGTTTGATAATGGATCGAAGTGGTTTATACTTCCTTTCATTGAAGAACAATATGGTCAGTTGAATGAGAATAACCGGGTACATAATTCTGTTATACTTTCCTTAATGAAGTTTAATCTTCTTCAAAAATATAAGGCCCTTATAAGCCCCTTAGAAGGGGCTAAGGACAAAGACAAAGAAAAGGATAAGGATAAAGAGAAGAAGAAAGAAGAAATATTAAAAGAAGAAAGAAAAAAACCTGAAAAACCAGATCCCGATGCAGGGAGGGATGAAAAGACTGCAATTTTTATTAATTCCTTAATGGCCGAAGAAGAAACAGAAGATTTAACCAAAAAATAAATGGAACAAGAAAAAAGACATACCTTTGATACCGATACCGATGCCGACGGTTATCTGCTTTCTTGTTCATAGCAAGAGCCCCTCTGTTTTATGA